TAGCTTGTAAATCACCTGAAGCTCAACAAAGAGTTCCTATGATTAAACAAAGATATGATGAGTTATGGAAAGATGTAAGTGATGCTGATAGAGAAAGAGCATCTGTTAGATTTGTTCCTGACTTAGGGACTTATGGTTATTAACCATGGCTTATGCAAGAGCAAGTAAAGCTTTAGGTCAATGTGATAGATGTGGTTTTACATTTAAACTAAATTTTCTAAGATACGAAATAGAAGATAGCAAACGAAATGGTATGAGAGTTTGCAATGAATGTTTTGATGAAGACCATCCACAATTAAAATTAGGCGAACTAAATGTTAGTGACCCACAAAGTTTATTTAATGCTAGACCTGATGGAGGAGAAGTAGAATCTACAACATATTATTCATTTAATCCTGTAGGTGGAGGAGTAGCACAATTTGGTTCTAGTACAATGGGTTTAAATATAAAAGGGCAAATAGGAACAGTTAAAGTGAGTACATCATGAGTTTTACATTTACAACATTAAAATCTGCTATACAAGATTACACACAAAATACTGAAGCAACCTTTGTTGCTGATTTACCGACATTTATTGTACAAGCTGAAGATAGAATTATTAAATCTGTAGAGCTACCAAATTTTAGAAAAAATGTTACAGGTGCTGTAACTATAGATACACAATACTTAAAAACTCCAACTGATTATTTATATCCATATTCTTTAGCTGTAATAGATAGTGATGGTAATCATAATTATTTATTAAACAAAGATGTTAATTATATAAGAGAAGCATATCCAACAGCAGGAACAACAGGATTGCCAAAAGTATATGCACAGTTTGATGATGATAGTTTTATTTTAGGACCAACTCCAAGTGCTGCTTTTTCAATAGAATTACATTATTTTTATACACCACAGTCAATTACTGAATCAGCAGATGGAACAACATGGCTAGGAACAAACGCATCAGAAGCATTACTTTATGCTTGTTTATGTGAAGCCTATACCTTTATGAAAGGTGAGCCAGATGTTTTAAATAACTACGAAAAAAGATTTCAAGAAGCATTACAAAGACTTACACTACAATCAGATGGTTATAATCGTAAAGATGCTTACAGAGATGGACAAAGGAAAATAAATGTTTAGTGTAGATGTAGAGAGTACAATAGGAAGTGTAGAAGTAAAAACTACACAAAATGAAGGCTTTAAGCCTGAATATTGGACTGAAAGAATAATGGAAAGGCTAGTTTCTGTTAGTGAAAATGCAGACCCTATGGTTAAAGCACAGGCTGAAGCATTTAAAGATACTATACAAACAGTTGTTTTATTATATATGAAACAAGCTATAGCAAGTGATAGAGCTACTGTAGCAGGATTATTAGAAAAACAAGGTCATAAAGAAATGGCTAATATCATTAGGAGACTATAATGGCGATATCACAAGCAATGGCAACAAGCTTTAAAAAAGAGCTACTTGAAGGAAAACACAATTTTTTAGCTTCAGGAGGCAATAGTTTTAAATTAGCTTTGTATACAAGTTCTGCATCTTTAGGTGCTACTACTACTGCATACTCAAGTACAAACGAAGCTAGTGGTACTAACTACACAGCTACAGGTTCAGCATTAACTAATGTTAATCCTGCGACTTCAGGAACTACAGCGTTTACAGATTTTGCTGACTTAACATTTAGTAATGCTACTATTACAGCTAATGGGTGTCTTATCTATAATGATACAAATAGCGATAGAGCAGTTTGTGTTTTAGCATTTGGCGGAGATAAAACTTCTACAGCAGGAGATTTTACAATTCAATTTCCAGCAGCAGACGCTTCAAATGCTATCATAAGAATAGCATAGGAGCTTAAGTGGCAACTGGTTGGGGTAGAAGCACCTGGGGTTCTGACGTCTGGGGTGCTACTTCTGTAGATGTTGATGTTACAGGTAATGCAGGAACTTCCGCATTAGGTAATGAAACTGTTACTGCAGCAGCAAATATAGCAGCTACAGGAAATGTAGGAACTACAGCATTAGATGATGGTACTGCAGTACAAGCAGCAGCCGTTACAGGTGTTACAGCAGTTGCTTCAGCTAGTGAATTAGGAGATGAATCTGTATCTTGTGCTGCGAATGTAGCTGTTACAGGATTTGGATTAACTTCTTCTTTAGGTTTAGAATCTTTAATAACTAATAATAATTTAAGCCCTACAGGATTAGTAGGCACAACAACGCTAAATAGCGTTACTCCAAAAGCAAATGCAGACATAATAGTTACAGAAGGATTTGAAATAGTTTCAGGGACTATATTGACAGTTAATGTTTGGGGTCAAGATGCACAAAATTTAACAGCAACCTATACACCAATCCCAGTAAGTCAATCACCAAACTATACTGAGATTACTTTATAAATGATATATAATTTTAACGAGGACATAATATGGCAAGTACATATGTAAACAATTTAAGACTAAACGAAATGGCTACTGGTGATGCTAGTGGTACATGGGGAACAACTACTAATACAAACTTGGAGTTGGTTGGTCAAGCTTTAGGGTATGGCACAGAAGGTATAACAACCAATGCTAATACACACACATCAACAGTTGCAGACGGAGCAGCAGATGAAGCTAGAGCGATGTATATCAAATACACAGGCACACTTGATTCAGCTTGTACTATTACTATTGGTCCTAATACCTTAAAAAGAGTACACATTATTGAGAACGCTACTTCTGGTTCTCAAAACATAATTATTAAACAAGGCTCTGGAGCAACAGTAACTATAGGTAATGGAAATGTTAGTGCTGTTTATTTAGACGGAGCAGGTTCTGGAGCAGCAGTAGTAAATGCTTTTACTGATTTAGAAACAGCAGGAACAATTACTGTAGCTGGAAACTTAATAGCTTCAGCAGATGCAACAGTCGGTGATGATTTAAGTTTAGTTTCAGACGCAGCCGTTCTAGGCTTTGGTGCTGATACAGATGTAACTCTTACTCATGTTGCAGATACAGGTTTACTATTAAATAGTTCTAGACAATTACAATTCGGTGATTCAGGAACTTATATACATCAATCAGCAGATGGTACTTTAGATTTAGTTGCTGATACTGAAATAGAAATAAACGCTACTACTATAGACATGAATGGTGCACTAAACCTTTCAGGTAATGCTTTAGTAAGTGGTGAAGTACAAACAGCTAACATAGGCTACACAGATGGCGACAACGCTATAACGATTGCTGATGGTGGTGGTATTACCGCAGCTAATGGTATTACTTCTACCGCAGCTTCTAATACTTTTGGAGCTACATCATTTAATGATGCCGATATTACAAATGTAGGCTCTATAGCTTTAGATACCATAATTAATGATGGGACAAATATTACTTTAGATTCTGGAGCACAAATTATTTTAGATGGAGCAGATGATGGAACTATTCAACTCCATGATGCTGGGACTAAGTATGCTGATATTTACTCAACATCAGGTGATTTTTATATAAAGTCTACACAATCTGACAAAGATATTAAATTCCAAGGTAATGACGGCGGTACAGGATTTACAGCCCTTACCCTAGATATGTCAGATGCGGGTGCAGCTACTTTTAATGGCAAAATTACTGCTAATGCAGGTATAGACATTGATAACTTTAACATTGATGGAACTACATTAGCTTTATCAAGTGGAGATATGACGCTAGATGTTGCAGGAAACATACAACTAGATGCCGATGATAATGGAGAGGTTAGGTTTTTAGATGGTGGTACTCAATTCGCTACAGTTAAAAAAGATGGAAACAACGCACTTTTCCAATCTATAGTAGCTGATGGCGATTTTGTAATACAAGGTATTGATGGCTCATCTTTTATTTCTGCTCTTACCTTTGATATGTCAAATGCAGGTGCAGCTACTTTTAATTCTGCTGTGACGGCAACAGCAGTTACAGTAAATGGTCAGTTAAATGTTACTAATTCTAATAGCAATACAATCTCTTGTCCGCAAGTTGCCACGCAATTTGACACTAGTTCGTTTATGAGATTCCACCCTTCAGCAACTACGGATAGTAATGGTTACACCAATATAATCTTTGGGACCAGTACCTCTAATAATTTTGGTGTTGCTATTGGTGGTTTAAGAGAGGGAGATGATGGTACACCTACTTTTACCGTAAGAATGCTTAACGACAGTATTGCAGGCACTCTCGCTCTTAAATTAACCAATGCGGGTGACCTTACTATTCCTGGCTCAAGTCAAGGTTCTTGTACCTTGGATGTTGGAAGAACAGGAACAAGTGGACAAGGTGCGGCAATTCTTAATTTAAAAAGCCAAAATGCTTCTGAGCTTAATTTCTTCGATGTTGGTACTAATACTATGAGATTATTTTCTCATAGTGTTAATACAAGGTGGAAAGATGTGCCTAATAGTGATGACTCTATTCAGTTTGAAGCAGCAGGAAACATTGATATTGATGGTGCGTATTTAACAGGTGGTTTTGACTACGCTGAGTATTTTGAATCAACAGACGGAACTGCAATACCAGTAGGCACAAGTGTAGTTCTGGTAAATGAAAAAGTAAGAGCTGCTACAAGTGGAGAACAACCTTTAGGGGTAGTTAGACCAGGTTCAGATGGTACTTCTGTAGTTGGTGGTTCGGCTGGACTAAGATGGGCAGGTAAATATTTAAAAGATGATTATGATGCTTACCTATACGATACAGTAGATTATTGGACTTGGAAAGATGTTGGTGATACCAATAATACTGGGGATGAAGACCAACAATGTTGGTCTGATAGAGTTCCTGAAGGTTGGGTAGTTCCTTCTGATAAGACAGTTACCTCAATGCAGAGAAAAAGACTTAACCCAGACTTTGTTGAAAACTTAGACTCTGATGGCGAACAAATCTATGTAAATAGAGAATCAAGAGATGAATGGAATTGTATAGGATTATTAGGACAAGTTCCAATAACAAAAGGACAGGTCACTAATAGTAATTGGACAAAATTAAAAGATAGAAGTGCCTCAGTAGAACTGTGGTTTATTAAATAAAAACACGGGAGAAATAAAATGGCAGTAACAGCGTGGGGAGTACCTTGGTAATTAGAATAGATTTATAAACCAACCACACCGACAAGTGTGCATAAAACCATAGGAGAAGCATGGATAATAATAAAAAAACTGAAAATGAACCTAAAGCTATAATAGGAGATAAAGAAATTTTAAAGTCAGAAATGACTGCAGAACAAATAAATTTTATGTCTCATGTTGAAACTTTAAAAAATAAAATTGCAAAATTAGAATATGAAGTAAATGAATTACTTCCTAGTTTGCGTTTTTATGAACAATCATTTATTGAATCTACTAAAGAAAAAGCAGATGAAGTATTAGAAGATAAATCAGAAAATACCGAAGGAGGTAAATAATGGACATATTAATGAATATAGTAACTTGGGTTACTGCTATCGTAACTATAAGTAGCATAATAGCTGCATCTACACCAACACCTAAAGATGATGTGTGGATTGGCAAAATATATAAACTTGTAGATATGTTAGCTATGAATATTGGTAAAGCTAAAGAAGTTGCACCAAAGAAATAATGGCTACTGCTAAAGATGCTTTAAACGCTATAGAGTCTCATGAAAGAGAATGTAGAGCGTTGTATAAAAGTATTGATAAAAGATTAGAAGATGGTTCAAAGCGATTTGATAAGTTAGATAATATGATATGGGCAGTTTATCCATTTATTGTTGGCGTTGTATTCTTGGCTAAGTTTATATAATGAGTAGAGCAAAAAAATCAACAGTTAATAAAGCTGGTAATTATACAAAACCTACCATGCGTAAGCGTATATTTAATAGAATTAAAGCTGGTAGTAAAGGCGGTAAGCCTGGTCAATGGTCAGCTCGTAAAGCACAAATGGTAGCTAAAGCTTATAAAAAAGCTGGTGGTGGATATAAATAATGTCATATCTAATTAGTAACATACCTCATTTTAAATGTTGGGTTAGAAAAGAATTTACCACTAATCATCAACATGGTCATGGAGAATACTTACACGCATTAGCAATAGCTGTAAATACTATTCCAGATAGGTCATTAAGCTTTCAAGTAGTTTTTACTGGATGTGAAGCTGAAGATGATGAGTCTAATATACATGGCGGTGCAATGTGGGCTAGGATGCCCATA